TCGACGAGGCAGAAGTCGTCGATGCGCGCTGGCGTCGCTTGCTGCGCGTTGATGAGCTTGGCCTCTTTCAGGTCTTGCTGCGCGATCTTGCGCAGCCCTTCCCAGCGCGTCGTACTGTCCGTCAGCGGGATGCAGAACTCAGCTGCGAGGTGTGCGATCAGGACCTTGTCGAAGTACGGCGGAAAGTCCGTTTCGTCGGCCCGGAACACGTACGTGAGAAAGATCTCCGTGGCTTCCGTGTGAAGTGTCCGGTTCGACAACCGGTACACCAGGCCGCTGCCTCCTTCGTACCCGCCGGCATGCAGGACCCGCAGACAGTCCGCAGGCAGCGCGTAAGCACCCCCGGTGCCTCCGGACGCGAGCGGCAGCGCCGCAAGCTTCTTCTGCGTGGTCGCGAAGTGCCAAGGGTGCGCAGACAGCAGTGCGTCGCGGACGTAGTCGTAAAGGTTGCTGGCCACGTCGGCCTCCGCCGTTCCTTCGGCGAAGGAGCCGATCGGGTTTGCGCCGATCTTGAGCAGCGCACGAGAGCACAAGTCTATGCGGCTCATCGCCATGAGTGGGGTTCTCCTGCCCGCAGCGGAAGGGAGGTCGGAGCGGCGGGCTCGGCGCTGGAACGGAGCCCGGGCCGCGGCGCTAGTCCGAGTTGGTCGCGCCGACCGCAAGAAGATCGGAAACGTCGACGAGATTGGCCTGGGCGTTGCGCACGAGGAACAGGCCGGCGGCGGGAGAGTTGGCAAGCCCGGTGTTCGCGAGGATCATGTCGCCCGCGCGAAAAACCTCCCCCGCCATGTTGAAGTATCCGTTCGTATCCACCGCTGAAGCCGCGTCGGCGGTCCTATAGTGCCAAAGTGTGAAGCCGTTCGCGTAAGCAAGGACGCTTAGTTCCTTCGGGGAAAATGACATCAACTATCTCCAAGATTAGGCTTCGCGGCACGGCATCCGCACGACGCCGTCGGGGTCGATCAGGCAGGCCCCCTGGCTCATCATGTTGTTGACGAAGTGAGCGGCGCGGTCGCCGTGCCAGGTGATGTCCGTCTGGACATCCGACCCGGAGGCATGCGCAACCGCCGTCTTGTGGTACCAGAAGCAGGAGCGGACCCCGGCCGCGAGCGGCAGGGCGACATGGGGCAGCCACAGCGCCCCCAGCCAACGCTTTGCCTGCGTACCCTTCCAAGGCAACTGATCGTCGCCCACGTAATCCGCGTTCCCGAACTCGGGGATGTTGAGCAGCTCGCTCCACTGCTTCCAGCCCACGATCGCGTACCGCTGGCCGTCATCGGGAACGTCCGCTTCGCCCAAGGTCTCGAACGCCTGAAGCACCTTTGCTTTGGTCAGGCCGTCGTCGTCACTGCCGATGAACCTCGGCGCCCGCGCCAGCTGGTCGATGATGAGTTCGTCGGTCTTCCTGCCGAGCGCATACGCTCCGGCCTTGGCGACGACCTGTTGCTCGTCGATGTTCGTCTTCAGCTCGTCGAGTTTGTCGATCCAGTCGCCTGCGTAGAAGTCCTGAAGCGCACATTCGACCGGCGCGTGCTCTACGTTCATCACCGGAACTTTGCCATGGCGGGCCTTGGTGCTGGCCGTGCCCTTGCCCACGCGTTGGAATGTCGTCGAGGCGCCGATCACGTTGTCCTTGGTCCGGACCGTCGGGCGCAGCTTCGAACCCATCTGCTGGTAGCTGACATGGACGAGAGCTTCGAAATTCTTGATGAACGACTGCGGAATGCTGAGTGACAACGAACTTCTCCTGACCAAATGGCCCCGGCCGGTGCGGGGGCCGGGCAGATGCCGAGGCGGCAGGGCCGGTCTTCCGCTACGGCGCTTCGGCCACAGCTCCCTGCCTTCCTCGTCTGCGGATGAATAAAAACGGGGCATCGGCTGCCGGCTGCCGATGCCCCGGGGGGAGCGGCGCCAAGCGCGCTCACCCCTAAGGTTACTGGTCGTAAAGCTGGCGGAAACCTTCGCGCACCTTCTCGACGAACCCCAGATCGCGATCCCGCCAGTAGCGCGGGTCGCGCATCATCTGCTTCAGCTCGCCCTCCGTCAGCGGCGCCCCGCCGCGGCCGCCGTTGCGCAGGAGCTCGGGCTCGTTGCCGGACATCATCTTGTGCATGGCAAGAATGCCGTCGCGGCTGCTCGCCAGAATGCTGAAGGTTTCCGGAGGAAGGTTGTTCTCTCCCCACAGCCGGATCTGTCGTGCGACTTCGCGCCACGGCTCCTCGCCGCCGAAGTCCTGCTTCAGCCGCTCTACCTGGCTCTGCGCTTCGACCCGAGAGGCGAGTTCAGCGACGACAGGAAGGAGACGCTTCGCCGCCAGATCGTAAACAAGCTGAACCTGCTCCTGGTCGAAGCCGGCCGCGTGCAGTTCCTTGTTCACCGCCTCGTCGCTTGCGAAGAGGTCGTTCTCGACCTTGATCACGTAGTCGTCGGGATTTGCCGGAACCCCGCGCCTGCCGTCGTTCGCCTGTCGCTCCAGATCCAGATAGGCGGCAATCAGCGCGTCGGTGCGAACCGACTTCGCGTCTTCATCCCAGAAGCGTTCCGGCAGGTCCGTCGGCCGTGCCCCGGCCTGCGCCGCACTCGCGACGTCGTTCGCGGCCGCCTCGGGGCTGTCGGGCTCCTGCATCTCGCTCTGCTCTGGCTCGATGGTGCTCATGCTCATGCTCCGGGTCGCCGGTTGATCGTGGTTCTGTCGCGTCCCCCGCGGCGGATGCACGACAGGATGAACGCGACAAGCTGTTTCTGGCCTTCGGCGTGGCGTAGCGCCGCCTCGGAGGCCTCCGGGCCGAACATCCGGTCGAAGGCCACCCGCCGAAGCTCTGCAAGGACGCGCTGCCCGTCGGCGGTGGCAAAGCACCTTGCGAAGGCGGCCGCCGTATCCTCGCCGTCTGTCGCGCGATCTTCGCCGTCCACGCCGGAGGCATCCGCCAGCTGCAGCCGCGGCCAGTCTTCGCTGCTCAACATCAACGGCATTCCCGCAAGGCGGCCGCGGCGGCTCTAGCCGGCGGCATGGATCATCTCCGCGATCCCCTCCGGCAGCTCCCGGACAAGCTCGCCGGGCACGCCGAGCGCGTGCGCCAGCCAGCGAGCCGCGGCGGCCTGATCCACGGCGGCCATGGCCTCGGGGCCGAGTGCACGTACCGAGTCCAGCCAAATCATCGTGTTTTGAACGTCCCGCTGCGCCTGGTGGCGCGCTTGGGGCGAGCGGTGCTCGAGCGCGACGATGCGATGATCCAGCGACAGTTCGGGGATCTCGCCGCGACGCGCGAGCAGCATCCGTGCGCGTACGACCAGAGGCGTCAGCAGTTCCGATTGCAGCCGGCCGTAAGTAGCGCTCAGCAGCCGCGCCGTTTCCGCCGCGCGCTCCAGAACCTCGGTTGCGGTCATTCGCGCCCCGCCCACCTGACCGAGCTGGTCGACGAGCATCGCCTTGCGAATGCGGCCGCGAACCTGATCCAGAACCAGCTCGGAGACGTCGAACCGGCCTGGCGCTTCGAGCGGGGTCAATCCCGCCGAGCCCACAGCCTTCGGGATCACGGTCCCCGGGACCAGCTTGATGTTGGCCGGGTTGATGACCCCGTCGTCGTCGACCTGCCAAATGCCGGTCACCGCGATCGAGGCGTTCTTCAATACCAACTCGACCACCTTGTTGGCCGTCTTGATGTCCGGCAGCGCCTTCATGACCGGGGAGCGGCCATAGCTTTCCCCGGGAGCCTTGGACCAGCGAAAGTTGATGAAGGGCGAGGTTGCAAAGCGCCCCTCGCTGAGCACGGTGAAGCCGCCGCTCGCCGTCTCGTTCTCGGCGACGGCGAGATAGGCGTATTCGTTCCCCTCCGGAACCACCGCTTCGACCACCGGAACGCTGGCGTCCCGGTCTTGCTGCACAGCTTCGGCCAGCCGCTGCGCACCGTCGGCGCGCGCAAACCGGTCCAGCACGGTCGCCGCGGGCAGGCGGCTGCGCCTAAACGTGATGTCGAGGCGGCCCGACGGACCTTCCTCGAGCACCACCTGCGCCATCGGCACGGCCGTGAACCTGAAGGCGGACTCCGCTCCCGGCGAAGCCTCTTCGAACATCAGGCAGGCGGTGCCGGCGGTCACCAGATCGAGGTAACACTGGTGCATTTCGACGACGAAGTTCGACCGGTCGAAGTTGGCCTGAAGCACCCGCGTCATCCGCTCCAGGTCCGCCGCCATGAGGTGGCGAAGACCGGCGTCGGCGTCCGGGCCGGGCACGAAGGCAAACCAGCTCGACCAGGGCGGGGTCAGCTGAGCCATGAGGCTGGCCGCGAGTTGATCGACCGCATCGGGCGCCGTCGCGTCGAACAGCCGCTCGCTCTTCTTTTCTCCGCCGCCGCCCTGGCGCAGCGCGCCTTCACGCTGGGGAAGGGCGAACTCGTAGCATTCCTGCCAGTGCGTCTCCCAGGCCGTGCGGCGGCCGCGCGCCCGGGCGTAGCGCTCGAGCACGCGCTTGGGGTCGAGCCGGGTCATCAGCATTCTCCAAGAGGCACGGACGCGGGCCGCGCCGTAGCCGGCGAGCCTCGGCGCGTTCAAGTTCGGCAAGGGATGCG